TATAATCAAAATAATATTGAGGATTTTTACTTAAAAGAAAAATATATTCATGCGATTTGGTGCATCTATCCTTGACTGATTCAGGCATTGGGTTAGGTTTGTGCCAAATAATATCTTGACGTAAATACCATCCAAAATTTTGTAATGCAAATGCTAATCGCCAAGGCATACCCATTAAATCTTTATTTTTAAAACCCTGTGATTTAAGCATACGGCTATCTCTAATTCTTGATTTCCCTTTATCCATAACTGGAGCTTGTTCTTTAGCAGTACCTAAAGCAAATGTTTGTGATGTACTTTTACAATCTTTATGACTTGAATAGCTATCGCCAAGATTAACCCATAATGTACCATCATCAGCAAGAACATCCCATACACAAGCAAATACTTCTACAAGATTATCTATAAATTGAAATGGTGTTTCTTCTAAACCTATTTGACCATCACAACCGTAATCTCTTAATCCGTAATATGGTGGACTTGTAATACAAGTTTGTACTTCAATGCCTTCAAGTTTCATTTGTCGCAATGAATCACGACAATCACCCCAATACACTTTATTCATCTTTTTTCCCCTTTAAGATGTTGAACTGTTTAATCATTTCCTGCTCTAATTCTGTTCTTGCAATCTTACCTCTTTTTTCTTCAACTAAATCTAAATATTTTCTTCTTTGTTGTAAATTTGTTTTAAGTGTTGTTGTTGCTTCACATATCCTTCTAAATTCTTCACTATAACTATATTCTTTATTATTAATCATATTTTCCTTTGGTGAAAGACACCTAGCCATCCTAGTGTGCCTTCAAACGTGCTTTTCCCTCGGAGCCTCGTCACCCGACAGTCTTGCGCTGGATAGGCACTATCTTCGCCACCTATTTATGCAGTATTACACCAGCTTTCCCACAGTCTGCTTGTATCTCGATTGCTGTCGTTACCCGACCAATTCGAAACCTAAAACGAAATAATAATTTAAACCTTAATCACCACAAAAGCAAGGTATTGCTTCTTCATTCATATCAAATAATTCATGTTGACTTAATGCGTAATCTTTCATTTGTTGATAACTTGGCCGATCTTTTCTAAACCTGCCACCATCACCAAAAGTTTTGTTCGATGTCTGGACAGACATCTCTGCCTTTATCCACCAATCTGCCCTACTCGGCTTTTCTCTAATTAAACTTAAAATCTGGTGAGCTGGTTTTAAAAAACATAAATCACAATTACCGTGCATTGTGACACCGTTGTTATTTGGCAACTTCAAATCAAAAAGCTGTTGTTTCCAAAAATCTCCAACTATTTTTTTTGTAATACCAGCCGTTACAAGTGGTGTACGTTCACGATCTATTTTGGCAGCTCTGCGTTGTTCATCTGCTCTAATTCCTACCCAATCCATATTTTCGTTATGTTTCCAACCTAATGACTTCAAATACTTGTCAATTGTTCTAATTTTTAATGTTGAAGTACAAATTCTAGCTACTGGATTAGGTAAATAACCAGTAGATTCATGTATTAATTCCATAAATGGTTCGCCATTACGGCTTGCAGTATTAAAATCAACACGTTTAAACCGTAATTTAGGATTTTCATGTGCTTGATACTCTACCCAATGAATAGGAACTTTCCAATTTACTTCACAATCCCTAACAAATTCTAAGGTTTCTTCCATTTCTTTTCCTGTGTTGGCAAATACAACAATAGCTTCCTCTGGCAATCCATCGTTTTCTTGTAATATTCGCCAAAGCATATATCCAGACGTGCGACCACCGCTAAATGATATAACAGTAGGTTCAATTATTTTAAACGGATTCATTTTTTTCTTTTTTTGACAACTCAGGCCAGACAAACCACCAATTTTTAGGAAATAAATCTTTTCTAGTAACCAATCCATGTGATTCTTTTTCTAACAATGCAGCTAAAAACAACAACTGCCCATGTGGGATACCCCTAGATCGCCATTGTGTTACTGCTGGGGGAGCTACGTTACATAACTTTGATACCCTTTTTGTGCCACCTAACAACTCAATAATTTGGTTGTCTGAAAAATGTACTTTCATCAATTAACTTTCGTTGTTATATTTTTATTTATTCTACACTATCTTAAAAAATACTTGCAACAAATCTTAATTTAGTTTAGTATTCTTAATAAGCACTTTTGCTTACATAAAGGGGAAATTTATGACACAAGACACAATAGATACATTTAACATTGACGATGATATGCAAGAAATGAGAATGATGCAGGAAGAACGTCAAATGCGTTTGCTTGAAGCATTAGAACACATGGAATTAAGCACATTGTCTGAAGAAGATAAACAAGTGATTTGGTTTGAGTGTGGTATGCCACGTTCTGCATTTGTTCAATACATGGGACATTAATATGAACTCATCTGAAAATATTAATGAATTAGCTACAGCTCTTGCTTTAGTACAAAGCCAATTAGGTCACGCTAAAAAAGATTCTAAGAATCCATTTTTTAAATCGAGTTACGCTGATCTTGAATCCGTATGGGATGCTTGCAGATCGTTGTTATCTAGCAACGGTTTGTCAGTAATGCAGTTTCCTGGCAATTATATTGATGGCGAAATGTCTTTGACTACTATTCTTGCTCATTCATCTGGTCAATATATTGAGCAAACAATGTCGTTTCCTGTATCTAAAAACGATCCACAGGGATGTATGGCCTGTTTAACGTATATGAGAAGGGGAGCTTTAGCTGCCGTTGTCGGTATTGTTCAAGCTGACGATGACGGCAATGAAGCGTCAGAAAAAGGCAAATCACCATCTATTACACCACAACAGATTGCGTCTATAACCGCTTTAATTGAGCAAACGGGATCAGATGTAGAGAAGCTATGCGCTTACTTTAAAAAGCCCTCTATATCGCTGTTTGACCGTATGCAAGCTATGAACGCTATCTCTATGTTAGAAAAAAAATTAGGAACTGAAAATGTCAATCAATAAAGTTATTTTAGTAGGCCATGTCGGCAAAGAACCAGAAACCAAAGCATTGCAGTCTGGTGAATCATTAACCAACTTTAGTTTAGCAACTAGCGAAAAGTACAAAGATAAACCATCAGGGCAGTTTAGAGAAGCGACTGAATGGCACAACATTACCTGTTTTGGTAAGTTGTCAGAAGTAGCTAGTTTGTACGTTAAAAAAGGTAGTCAGGTTTATATCGAAGGCAAGATTAAAACAAATAAATACACCGATAAAAATGGTGTTGAAAAGTTTGCTACGAATATTGTTGTAAGTGTATTGCAGTTGTTGGGTAGTAAAGAAGCAAAAGAGCCGCCAAAAGATCGTGGAGAGATCAGTAATCATGCTTCGCAGTCTTTAGGTGAATTAGATGAAGATATACCCTTTTAGGTGATTTATGGATTTTATGATTCGTGAATATGCTAAAAATTGTTCTGACACATATATCGAGCCTTATGGTGTTGATGAAGAACGCACCGTGTACCAGTTTGACCAAGTGGGCTTAGCTCGCTTTGTCAATCAGGTAGCGCAACGTGCTGTCGATTTGTCAGAAGTTTTTACATATCAATAAATAACTAATTCATTAAAAATTCATGCACTTGCATGAAAGGTGTATTATTCACTTCAAAATCATAAAGGGGAAAAATATGATTGTTACACAAGAAAGTAATTCAGCACATTGGTACACAAAAGATGGTCAGCCTAGCTATACACGCATGGGTAAAAATGGAATGTTTCGCAATACAACGCTTAGGGATGCAAAAAAAGAAGGGTTGCTTCCATCTGTAACTACGATTATTGGATGCCTAGCCAAGCCTGGATTAGAACGCTGGAAACAAGAACAAGTCTTACTTGCTAGTCTTACCTTACCACGCAATGATAACGAGCCAGAAGCCGATTGGTTGACACGAGTAATACAAGATTCACGATCCACAGGTAAAGATGCAATGGAACGTGGTACTAATATGCACAACATATTGGAATCATATTTTAACCAAGAGTTTATGCCTGAATATCCTGATTATGTTAGACGCACAGAAAAAAAATTAAGAGATCATTTTGGCGATCATTTTTGGAAACCAGAGCAATCGTTTGCACATCCATTAGGTTTTGCAGGTAA